GTCATCATCGAAATCTTTTCTCAATACAATATTCTTTATCTTATCTCTTTCTAGCTTAACAAATGGTTCTATCAAATATGAAAAGCCGTCATATCTTCCAGATTGGATTTCAAATATAAGCGCTTTAGAGTACTCATATCTCATTCGATTAGTTACTGAAGAGATTTTTGTTCTTAGGTTAAATACATCTCTAATTTTATTATTTAAAATAATTAGCCCAACATTGGTTAGAAGATTTAAATAAATTACATGTGCGTCGTAGATGTCATCTTGAATGATCTTTTTGATTTTTGTAAGGTTCGTATTAGTACAGCCCATTTTATTATTAAAGATCTAATTCTTAAATATTATTTGGCTTTATATAAATAGAAATTTTCCCTAGTGATCCAATATTAGTTTTTATTTTTAGCGGCATATCGTGCTTAATATACATATGTAACGTTTTAGATAATCCAGATATTTTCACAATATTAGAAAAAAAATCTGTTGAAAAATTTTGGTCATAATTTCCACCTTCTCCAGAATCGAATGAAATAACGCGTTTGAACAATCCATTTATATTAGATTCGAAATTAATTTTACCGAGAGTGTTATGTATTCTAATAGTTTTACCGATATATTGAAGGTCTTTGATAGCTTTAGAAAATTCATATGTAAATATTATAGTAGAATTGGTATACTTTTTTGGTATTTCGACAATTTTGATCTGTTCTTGTATTATAGCTATAAAAGAAGTACAGGTTCTTTCCTTGTCCTTCGCCGTAATTTCTAAACCAAGTTCATGAATATTTTCTATAAAAAGCCTTAGGGTATCTTTTTTCTTAACGGAGCGTAGCATCTTATAAAGATGAGATGCGTTGATACCGATATAAGAAATCTCTTTGGGATTATATATGTACTTGTTGAAATTTTTAGCGGGTAAATTTATATTCAAAAGAATAGTATTCAAGCTATTGATAGCTGTGATTTTAATACCATGTTCAGAGATTTCTAAACAAATAGTTTTTATATTATTATAAATAATTTCAGATAAAATTTTAATAGTATGAGCGGAATTCGTTATAGCATTAAAGAGCATTTTTATATAAGCAAGATTTTTAATTTTTAAATTAAATGTAAATATGAAAAGAAGAATTTAAATCTTTTGAAATGAAAAAGAATAAATATAAAAATTAATTTTTTACTATATTTTCAGAAATATAATAAAATATAACTATTCTAGCATAATAATATCTAAACCATAGGGTGAGTTGGCATAGAGAAATTTATTTATCTAAATAGATCATATAAAGTGACTTTGAATTTTGATATTTTCTTTTTTTCCCTTAAAATAAAAAATATTACTTTGCTTTTCTATTGGAATAATAGGATTTTTTTATATTTCTTCTTTGTTATAGTCATAGTTAGATTTTTTACCACAGATACTTTAAACTAAAATATCCTGGTGAATAATATCCTTCTCTAATATCTTTAGCATGTCTAGCTCTATATGCGTCTCTCCGTTTCTTATCTCCATGATCTTTACTACTATATAAATTTAAACCTGTTGTGTCCTTAAATTGTTCGTATCTAGAATCGCCAAAAGGAATATTTACAAATTTGTTATTGATTTTATTAATTAGAACCGCATCATACTTCTTGTTCTTCTTATTTGATTTCTGAAACTTTTTCAAAGAGAATTCCGTCGTTGGAAAGTAACTCATGTATTTTATTATCTACAACATTTTTAATATTTTCTTTATCTTCATCTTCAATGTCTTCATTAACACTATTATTTTTAACTCTGGGTTTCTGTGGAATTTCAATCCCAATACTACTAAGGGCAATAACAATCTCTTTATAATATTCATTAGATAAATCAAGGTGCCCAAAATCTTCTGTAAAAGAATTAACAATTTCGTTATAATCATCTTTAAAAGCGTCGGATTTCATAAAAGCTTTAAAATCTTGAGCCCTAAAGGTTGGATTTTGTTTTTTTAAATCATCCACGATTTTGTAGAAGTCCCTGAAAGTCATGTGATCGATTTTATCACCCCCTTCATCACCTTCATCTCCCTGATCTGATAATTTCTGTTCATCTGCGAGATAAATTTCTTGTTCTGATAAAGATTGCGTATAATGATTCATTTTATTATAATACAACATTTTATTTAAATTAGAAAATAAAATATTAAAATGAAAATTATAATCTAAAGAATTAAAAAGAATAATAAAGAATGGTAAACTATAATAAAGGAATCATATATAAATTATGCTGTAAAAACCCTGAAATAACTGATATCTATATTGGATCTACGACGGATTTTACGAAGAGGAAATTTAATCATAAATCTGCTTGTAAAAAAAGTGAAAAAAATGTATATAATTTTATTAGAGAAAACGGTAACTGGGATAACTGGGATATGGTACAAATTGAAGTGTATAAAGCCGATAGTAAACGTGATTTAGAAAGTCGTGAAAGATACTGGATTGAATTGCTTAAAAGTACATTAAATAAAAATATACCAACTAGAACACCATCCGAATATTATCAAAATAATAAAGAAGTTATAGCAAAAAACACGGCGGAATATTATCAAAATAATAAAGAAGTTATAGCGGAAAAACAGGCTGAATATCGTCAGAAAAATAAAGAAGTTATGGCGGAAAAAGATGCTGAATATTATCAAAAAAATAAGGAAATTATATTAGAAAAGAAAGCGGAATTTTATCAAAATAATAAGGAAGTTATATTAGAAAAGAGATCGGAATATTATCAAAATAATAAGGAAGTTATAGCGGAATATAAGGCTAAATATCATCAGAAAAATAAAGAAGTTATATTAGAAAAGAAAGCTGAATATTATCAAAAAAATAAAGAAATTCTATCAGAAAAAGTAGTATGCGACTGTGGATCAGAAGTTACTAAACGTAGTCTAATAAGGCATACGAAATCTAAAAAACATCTTAAATATTTAGAAACTATCTAATCAATTTTTCTATATTGATCCTGTATTTTACTAGAATGCTGGTAGTCATTTTCAACCTTTTTCTCTTTTTCTTCTTTTTGTTTTATCGTATCTTCTCCTTTCATCTCATCCGTAATTTTAATTACTCTGATCATACTTGTTGAAATTTTCTTACCGTCTGCATACTCGGCAAAAATACTGTTCATAAGTTTCGTTATTCCATTTGAGGTTAGAGATTCTTTACCATTATTCAGAGTAAACATATATCCACTTGTATTTATTTTGAACCATTTAACGAGTAGTTTATTTATATTATCGTCTATATCAATTGATCGTATACCTATTCTTTTAACGTTCTTAAATTTGTTAAGTTTAAAAACGAACTTGTTTCCAGTTCTAATAAGATAATTATTTCCAAGACGATCATCATCTTTGAGATCGTTATATTCTGTTTGAGATAATACACGTGTGTCTGAGACATTATTCCTAACACTATGAGACATATAGAATCTCAATAATATATACTTTTGAATCAAACCGTACTCAGTCTTTGATAATTTCTCTTTTGAAAATAATTTGTCTTTGTCTATGTCTATTAACATCTTATTTAATATTTTTTTGATGTCGTCCAGTTCTACCCAATTAGCCTTCTGAGTAACAGATTTAACCTGACTATTTAAAACAGAATTAACATCAATCATTAAAATTTTCAGAACATTTTGATATTTATCGATAAGCTTCTTATCTGGCTTGTCTTCAGAGTCCAACGCAACCAATATACTTGTGAGCCTATTTTTTCTAGTATTTTTATTTTCTATTTCGTTCAAAATTTTATTAATTTTAGAAAAATCATGTAAAAATTTAGTATCTATTTGCTCGTTTTTATGATCGTCAAAACACTTGTCATGTAGCATCCGCAAACTAATTATATAAGCGTTAATACTCGAATCTGTTATTTCTTTTCTAGATTTTTTAATTTGAGATCGTAAATCTTCACTTGGTTGCTTAGTTTTAGTCATCTTTTATATTATAGGAAATATAAAAAATATAAATATGAAAAATTAGAAAGTTTTTTTAGATTAACGCTTCATACGAGACAATCTGCTCAAATTACCGCCTGACGTTCTACCACTTCCAGTAAGATTACTCACTTCTCCAGCAACTCCGCCAACTCCTCGAACCAAAGCTCCGTATTGGGGGGCTAGTTTATCAACTAGAGGAGCAGCAAAATTAGCCGCTTTCTGAATGCCTCCAGATACTTTATGAATGAACGTTTTAAATCTAGAACCGAAACTACCACCTCCACGTCTTCCGCCTCCATGTAAACTAGCATACACTTCATGACTCATTTGTTCAGAACTCTGATGAGCGGCCAAAACCATTGATTCAGAAAAGTTACCAATGGAAGAACGACAGCCGTTTTCATAAACAGAAGTTGTACCTGGCATATCCATAACAAGGAACATCTCATAATCACCCGTTCCACCAAGACATTTGGCGGTAGCCTGAACTTGAATGGTGTACTGTCCGGCGACGCCAGCACATTCGTTCGCCTGAAGCCCTATGTCCTCGCCGAATTCAACGGCAAAAACCGATCCGCGATATTTAGAATATTGAGCCCAACTCAAATTAGATCCTGTACGATGAGTAATAGAATACAATTCCTGATCAGAAGCCGTAGCCAAAAGACCAGACTGATTGTTCCACAAAACATTGATGTTAGAAAGTTTAGCATACGAATCTGATACCAAATAATTAGATGCCGATCTAGCATGACGTACGAATAGATACATGGCAGACGGGATCATGCTCAGTTTAATGCTATCAGAGATAACAGTCTGACTAGAACCCTGAACAAAACCATTAACTGGTTTAATATACTGTTGAAGTTTAGAATAAGACACGGACTGTACTGTCGGAAGTGGAGCCGTTATTTGTGGGGTGATAAAATTAACAAGAAGTTCAGGGGCTTGGTAAAAGCTAACGCCGACACTAGTAATAGGATTGCCCGCGGTAGAATGGCTTAAAACACGATTGATGAGTTGAACGAATCTAAGAGATACGTTAAGCTGATTGATATTAACAAATGCCTCTTCATCAGATTGGCCAGATGTAAATGGGGAAAGGAATAATGGTTCAACGACTTCACATGTAAAAGAAAGGCCGTTAGCAGCTATAGTAACGGGGAAACCGCCTCGTGTCATTTCACTGCTATTTTCACCGTAATCAGCTAAAGGATTTTTGCCTGAGCCGTATACCGTCCAGTCGCTATAAGCTTGAAAATTTTCGGGCATCGATGGGGAAGTTGAAATAGCCCCATTACGATCTTGAACAGTGTTATTAAAAGTTAGCATAGCATTGTTAATATCAGAAGTATTCTGAGATAGAGTTTCTCCGTTAATCTGAACAGTTATGACGTCAGTGATAGCGGAAATCGGAAACTGACGAAGGGCGTCATTTGTACCAATCTGTAGTGGCTGGTCTACAGTAACAGTCAAATAACATTTGATTCGAATATCTCTGTCTATCAGCGTTTGTGATGAAGGCGGGTTAATATTGAACGAACATTGAGTTATTGGGGCATTAACAGATCCCCAACTATTACTAGCGAAAACCTGTTGAGTCACTCTAGATCCGCCTTGTTTAATAAGATGAGTCTTGAATTGATCAGAAACAACATTAGAACGGGGATATTTAATCACCGTAAGATTAGA